CCTCCCAGACTCAAATAGCCACCCTATGGTCTTGCGGTGCGCTTCTTCCCACATTTCCACACGCTCTGCTTTATTCAGGTTCTTGCCTTGGTCTAACTCCATGTGGCAAGTATTACACATCGCTGCCACACGGTAGTCATGCGCCTTTATGCTCCTGCCTTTTCCGTCCCGTAACTGGTTACTATGTGCGGCAACTACAGTTCCATCGTTGTACTTACCGCAGTGCATACACTCAGGCGATTCTCTTATCATATCTAGCAATTTACGATTTCTGTAGGTTCCATGCGACACGAACATTCTCCTGTAAGTCATTTGCTGCTTGATCGCCACGAACCCTGCGGATGGTGTTTATGTACCGCTGTCTGCTGTCTCTGTCCGGTAGCTTGCAGACGTGTTTTGCCTCACACCAAGCCCTCCACTCCTCTGAATCCGTATGTACTTCCTGACCACTTGGTAGGGTTGTTGCTGTAGCCATGATGATGCAATGTCCGGTTGAATTTTGATGATAGTTGAAACTTTGCCACGTTTGTGTCTGGTGGGCTTGGCGTTAGGTCTTGGGGCATCAGGCTCATTGCCTAGCGACCATAAAGCTCGTGGTGTACCTCCGCTGTCTGGCTTCCATGTGGATATGTGTATCCTGCCTTCGTATTTTAGTATCTTGAGGTGGTAGGTAATGCGAGACTTGTCCACCGAAAACTCTTGTGCAATATCTCGTACATGACAAGCACCCTCATGTTCAATATACTTTAGGATTAACTGTCTGGTATCCATATTAGTTGCAGATCGTTGTGCAAGATGTGCCATTACAGCAGGTATTGCAGATGGTTGTCTTACCACCAACCATAAATATCTGGGTGGTGCAGGCGGCGTGTGCTGCCGTAAACGACATAGTCAACACTAGGGCTAAGATTGTTCTCATTGGTTTTCGTCCTTGAAAAGTAACACACTGTTGATAAAGTCTGTAAATTCTTCTTTTGTAAGATCGGTGGTGCTAGGGTCTGACTCCATCAGTTGCCCGTTTGGTAGCTCAATAATCTTGCCTGGCAGGAACCGCTGCTTAAAATAAACATGCCACACTTGTGGTGTAAATGCTTTACCACCTATCCGCATAGATTCCGCTATCTCATGAACAGTCGTCCAGTAGAGCGCATTTTGCTCAAGCGTCCGAGATGTCTGCCTGATCTCCACCACGTAGCCATCTGGCGCTTGTGATATCATTTCCATGACACGAGACCTGTCTGCGGTGAGGCGAAGTATTGTCCGTTGCATTATAGTTACACTGTGGTAGCAAGGCTAAGGCGACCAGCTTGGCTGTACTTTTCCCACTTTACAAAGTTCATTTTGAACGCTCGTTTCTGGGTGTCGGTAAAGGCTGTACTGTTGTTATACATAGATTCCTTTAGTTTGCGCTTAAAGTGGTCAGGGTTTATGTCAATCAATTCAAGGTAAGCGTCCACATCGTCGCTAAACAAAAACCTAAACGCTGTTTGTGCCTCGGTGTCTAGCTTGTGCTTGCATTGTCGTGTCGTGTCTAGCACTGCAAGCGCAACAATCGCGTTGATTAACTTAATGTGTCCGTCTATGTGATCGTGCATCAGATCACGTCACTGAGGCAGGTTGGTCGGTAGCCCGTACTGAATTCGTGAGCAACTTGGCTTCTGCCTGAATTTTCAAGCACGTTTCTAAGGCCGATGGGTCGTTCTTGAGGCATTGCTTCTGGAACATCTTTAGCAATCTGTTCAGTTCTATCGTGTGGGTGCTGTAGTCGATCATTTTCCACTTCTATAAGTTTGTTGAGATAATGCAGTGCTTTTTCTAAGTCCTGCATCCCGTTTTTCTTGCGGTGGCGGGTAATGTACTTAATAACATTGCCCTCCAGGAACCCCAGATCATGGGACAGTATGTAGTCCCACGTCTGAATAGCCGATTGGTAGTGGTTGCCACCAACCTGTTTTTCGTTCGATGGCATCAGAAAGGCACGTCAGAATCTATATCAGCCACATTTCTAGGCGATGATTTAGGCTCGTACTCTTTTGGCTCTGTCAGCGTAAACCAACCGTCTGAACCAACTGGCACAGCTTCTAGCTTCATTGCCAACCCACCGTTCTTGGTTTCCATCACAACTCCACACTTTAGCCACCGTTTCTTTTCCTCGCCCTGCTTGTTTGTGTAGGTTCCGGTGCTTGCAATCACTTCGTACTTAACGCTCATTTGTCATTCCTTTTGGTTAACGATTCGACTTTATTGTCTACTTCTTGCAAAAACTTACTAACTTCATCTTCCATCATCTCGATGTACTTGTCATCGCGGTTTACCCTAACAATTAACAATTCAAGACCGTCGGGAAGTCTAGGGTCAAACGAGACAAAGTCGCACCACTTGCGACCAGTTGCAGACATCTGTGCTTGCATCTGGATAAAGTACTTCTTGGGTGGCGCGTCTGCTTCTAGGTACTCTAGGTGCGTAGCCGTGTTGGGACACTTTATCTCTATCAACCCGTCATCACCTACTAACCCGTCCGGGCTACACCCAAAGTTAACAACGATCGGATGGTCTACAAACGCTACCTGCTCTACAAAATCACCCGTCCTAACCTCGTATGCGGCTCTGGATTGAGGTTCTGTGTCTACACCCCACTGCATAGCTGCGTTACTAAACCCTGCTGTCTTTTGTTTGGTCAGGCGTTCTACTACTAAATCTGCTTTGTAGTTCTTGCGGCTAGCTGACTCCCCGTCCCTGCCTTTAGATAGAACATCAGCAACACGGGAAGCTGTCACCTTCCCTGCTCTGGCGGCAAACCATTCATCCGAGCCTTGCTCAAACATCGGTCAACTCCTTCTTCCGAGCGTCTTTAGCCGCATTAATTTTGGCTAATGCGTCTTTATCACTCTTAAACATAGCGTAGGCGGCTGTAAACTGGGCTTTAAGCGCATCTAGCGACTCGGCTGACATAACACCCTTGATCGCCACAGAAACGTCCTGTGGCTCTCCTACGTTGGTCGCATCGGCATCCTTGGTGTCGTCGATCAAGAACAAACCGTTCAGCGCATACTTTCTTGCATAGCTACTAGCCGCACCAGTGATCTGCGATTCATCCATACCTTTCTTGGTTTCTGCTTCACGAGCGTATGCTGTAACAGTGACACTGTTTTCACCGTCAACAAAAGTAGCCTCAGCCTCCACATAAACACGACCACCGACTTCTCGGATAGTATCGCTTAGTGTAACTACCGCACCGTCTAGCAGAGGTTTAACGGCTTCCAGAATATCCTCGCAAGAACGGTAACGGTATCCACCAAACTTGTTCATCTGACCCTTGGGTGCTTTTAGGGACTTTTGGATAGCCTCTAGTTTCTTATACACACTCATTTTCACGCTCCTTAACACGCTGTATATGGCCTTCGACCATGTCTAGTAATTTGCACATATCTTCGTCTGTAGAGTGATAAGACTGAGCGATATGCACGATTAGGCGTTCTACTAGCACTGGGTCGCAAAAGTAAGCAACCCACCACTCTCGGTCATCCTGTGGGAAGCTGTCTGACCCAGTTAGTGCTGACATTGTTTGGCAGATGTGTTCGATATTCATAATACGATCCATCCCATGGTCACGAAAGTTACAATGGCTACTGCAACCGCTGCGCCGATGGCGTATATTGTGTTGTCGTACATTTGTTTCTCCTTGGTTTAGAAACTACATTGTGTCCGTTTGTGTTGCTTTTGTGTATAGGTGTTTTCCCTAATTGACCAGTTCCAATTTCACGTAACCTTTGTGAAGTTTTTGTTTTGTTTTTTGGTAGGCTTGGCTTGCCTGTTGTTTGTCGTTAAAAAAACCTATGTGTATCTGTTTATTGTTAAGAACAATACTCGCTCTAAATTTTCTTTTTTGATTTGACCAACTGACACCAAGGTATCCAGTAGAACTGGTTTTTGGTGCTTTTTGTTGGTTTTGCGTAATCAAAATTCAAACTCCTTTAAATCATAACGACCATTTGGTTTTCGAAACCAGCCATGTACAAGCACACGCCAGCCAGAGCGCAACATCTCAGGCAATGCCTCGCTGTCCTCAATCTTGTGTATCCTGGCAGACATATTTGACTTACTGGTAACTTGGATAGCTAAGGTTTCTCCGTTGCCGATGGCCAAAAGATCAATGCAACCAAACAAGTCGTGCTTGCGCTTTGTAAAATAGTTGTACGTCTCAACAGTGGCGACCATATAGCCTTGTTCTCGGAGGTGCTTGGTGGTTCTAAGAGTAAGCGTCATCTGTATGTACCTTAAATTGTTCGGTCAAACGGACTTGAGTCAAACGGATAACCGTTATGGCCATCAAAGTCATAACACCATTCGCCACACATATCTGTATCTACTGAAACTGGCTGAGTACACAAATAAATCAATTCTGATTCAAACATACATCCTTTATTGATTAGGTTATGAAGTATTACTGGCGGGTATCGTCTACAGCGGCCTTCTTCACCTCCGGCGTAACACCAATGCTTGCAGTTTGAACAAGTTTTATCCATTTAACACCTCGGTATATAACTTAATTTGAATTAGTGATAGCTTTTCACCAGCCTCGTGGCTTTCTGCTTGTGGGTTTTTCATTATTTAATCTCCGAAGTATCGCAAAACATTTCACGAAATTTAACTTCTTGTGCATCCCTTGCCGCATCCCATGCCTCCTCTGCCGCATCCCATGCCTCCTCTGCCGCATCCCTTGCAATATCCAGTTCATCACCCGTAGCCAGCCCATTTGCATATCTTTCTGCTACATCGAGTGCATCTATGCTTCTTTGATCTGTCATCAAATGATGCACTTGCCTACCGCACCAAACGGCATATAGACGTATCTCTCGGTCGTGCCCATCGACTGCTTTTAGACACCAAATGGCATCGCTTAAGCCGTTGCTATCTAAAATAGTTGTAAGTGACAGCGATTCGTCGTCTGCCTCAGTTTTATTGAGACTTTTTAGTAACTTCGCCCATCCGTCTGCGCAGGGTGACTTCGCACGAATTTGATTTAGTGTTGTGTTCATGTGTTTTTCTCTCGCAGTTTTGCTTCGATAGCAC